GATTTCAACAATCGTAAAGTAGATAAGCTATATGCTGTAGGTAAACTAATAGAAGGTGCTAATCTCAAAGACTTAGAAGCTGTTATTATAGGACAGCTTGACAGTAAAGAACGACTTTTTATACAGAAAGTCGGTAGAGCCATGAGGTCTGAAAGTCCAGAAATCTATGTGTTTTATTTTAAAAGCACTAGAGATGAGACTTATTTAAATCAGGCTCTTGAAGGTATCGATAAGCAATATATTGATACTATTTCTTTGGATAATTTATGCAATTCACAATTAACACAACAATCGCAAGAAACAGAGGATTAGGTCTCGATGAATTTTTGGGATTATTGTTTTTGAAGTATTGCTGCAATCCAACATTATTATTCGATAATCTTTATGCAAAAGGACTGGCTCTGCCAGATAGTGGTGTTCCTGGGGTAATCTATTTAACAGAAAATGGAGATGAGTTGTTAACCGATTCATTATGCTCCATGAGTAAAGATTGCCCCAGAGAAGACCAAGTAGAAATCCTTGCACAAACTCTTATTAATATTTTTCCTACGGGTACTAAACGTATGGAAGGACATGCTAGAGGAGTTTCGTGGAGAGGTAATAAAAAAGACATAGCAGCCCGTTTGCGTAAGTTTTTTGCTAAATATGGCAAATACTCTTACGAAGATATTATAAATGCCACAAAACGATATGTTGAGTCTTTTCACGAAGATTATACCTACATGAGAACATTAAAGTATTTCATATGGAAAGACGAAAAGCAATATGATGAATTTGGTGTTTATAGTACTAATCCTACTTCAGATTTAGCTGATTTTCTAGAAAATAAGGACGCAGGAGAAGAGGTAGAGAGAGACATATTCGGAGAATTAAGATAGTGAGCGACGGATTAGTAGCGAGAGTAATATCAAATATTCAAGAAAAGAAAGACAGATTAGAGCGAGGTGATATTAATTGTATTCCCTCGCCATTACCTCGATTTAGAAATGATTTTGTTGGAGTACAACAAGGTTACTTCTATATCGTCACAGGACAAACGAAAGCCGGAAAAACCCAAATAGCAAATTTTCTATTTCTATATAATCCTATTTTATATGCTTTTACGCATAAAGATAAAATTAGAATAAAGATTTTCTATTTTCCTTTGGAAGAAACCCAAGAAGCAATAACTCTTAGGTTTATGAGTTTTCTCCTATATATATTGTCTGACGGTAAGATTCGTAGATCTCCAGTAGATTTAAAATCCATTAATGAAAAATATCCTTTGGAACAAGAAGTTATAGAGCTTCTTAAATCTGAAAGATATCAAGAAATTCTTAGATTTTATGAAGAATCTGTGATATTTATTCCAGATAGAAATCCAACAGGCTTAATAAAAACAGCAAAAGCCTATGCGGATACTCATGGGAAAACATATCATAAGACACTGGAGATTAAAGACTCTCAAGGTAATGTTGTCGATCATCGAGAAGTATTTGATCACTATGAACCTGACGATCCTAATGAGTATGTAATATTCTTTTGGGATCATGCAAGTTTAACCGACCAAGAAAAAGGCATGACATTGCTTCAATCTATTGGTCGTTTATCTGAATTTTTCACATTAATAAGGAATAGGTATAACTATATTCCAGTGTTAATTCAGCAACAGTCTACAGAGACTGGAAACTTAGAAGCCTATAAAGCTACTAAGATTAGACCAACACAAGCAGGTTTGGCAGATAATAAAGCCACAGCTAGAGATGCTACTGTAATGTTAGGAATTACTAACCCAGCAGCTTTTGAATTACCTAATTACTACAAATACGATATAGGTAAATTAAAAGGGCATGCACGATTTTTAGAAGTTATTGTTAATAGGGAAGGAGAATCTAATGGATTAATAGGACTGTATTTTGACGGTGCTGTTAATTACTATGAAGAACTTCCTTTACCTAATGAAACTGAAAAACTAAATGAAATCTATAAAAAAATAGAACGTCAGAAAACTCGTGAATTAGTAATGAATCTTTACAAAGGCATTAAGAAAGTAAAGACTTGTTTGTTCAATTGGTTATTAACTTAAGGATAATGGCAGACGTAGCAATTATTTTAGGTAAGTCGGGTACTGGAAAATCTACCAGCCTTAAGACTCTCGACCCTAAATCTACTGTTGTAATCAACATTAAGGGTAAGAGACTCCCATTTAAGGGAAGCGCGGGAATGTATAATACAGAAAACAAAAATTTGTTTAATGTAGATAATCCCGCAGAAGTTGTCAGCCTTCTTAAAGCTATTAATGGAACTACTCATATAAAAACAGTTATCATAGATGACTTTATTTATATGATGAGAACCGAGTATTTTAATAGAATAAAAGAGAAGGGCTTTGATAAATATAATGATCTTGCAAATCACTCTCGTATGGTTATAGATGCCTGTGAAAAAATGAGAGATGATTTACATGTGTTTTTAATCCTTCACAGTGAGGATGTTACCAGTAATGGTAGTGTACTAACGTATAAAGTTGCAACTATAGGAACCCTGCTCGATAAGCAATATAATCCAGTTGAAATTGTACCCGTAGTATTATATTCAGACGTTCTATTCGATGAGAATGGAATACCCAAATATGGCTTTTTTACAAAGAGATCTTTAAAAGATGGAGTAGAAATTCCTGCTAAAAGTCCAGATGGGATGTTTACAGATTCTTTTATTCCAAATGATTTAGGTCTTGTAGTTAAAGCCATGACAGAATACTATGGCTAAATATGGACTGCTTATTATTTAATAAAACACGTTGTCGAAAAAAGAAGTTAACGATCATTCCTCATAAATCTTTTCCTTTTGAAGGGCATCCTCTAAGCGGGAGAGAACTACAAGATTTATTAGATGAATTAGATAGACAAGAACCAAGACCTAGAAGAGCAAGACGTTCTAGGCAGCAGAGAAATAACGAAGAACTTCGTGTGGAGCATCCACAAGAATATATTGAGGCCCTACCGCACAATATGTTTGGGAATATATGGGAATGAAGATATTCCTTTTTTGTAATTTTATAATATGGTAAATTTTAAACTTAAAATATTCAATAATTCTATTAAGCACAATATTAATAATGTGTTTATGGCTTTTTCTGGAAGATCTAGCGAAAGCTCGGGAATTCAGCGTTTAGTTGGAGTCGGTGCAGTAAAGATACTTGCTGTCAATCCTACAAGAGCTGAGTGGAATAAGATTATTGGTAACGACAATAATACTAATCCTATTGAATATAACACAACAAAGGTTGTAGATGGAAAAAATGTAGAAATAGCAAGAGTGACTTTCATTACTCAGGTTTGTGATACCACGAATCCTAGAATCACTACTATTGTTCCAATTACTTTCTTTGTAGAAAATAGAGTTCATATCTCACAATCTAATAATCTGGAAGTAATTGATAGATTTGGTCGTACTGCTTATATAGATAATGCTACTTTTAAAGCTAAAGGCCCTGTTTATTGGGGAGATTCAAAACGCTTTAAGGTAGAAACAAGCAGCTACCGTCCCGCCTTGGTAGGAGAGGCTAATTTAACCGCTTTTATTAAGGCATTCTTAAATATTCCAGATGTGGAAGTATATAATAGTGAGTTAGGGACTTTTGTAGAAGAAACCAACGAAGAAGCCTTAGCGTTAAGAGAGGCTTCCTTTAGTAACCCTAAAAACTTCTTTAAAGGGGATTTTACTGAAGTAATTAACGCTATTAAGTCTAATCCTGATAATAAAGTTAAGATTCTTTTCGGTGTAAGACACTCTGAAGGAAAAGACTATCAGGATTTTTATAATGCAGCATTTTTGAAAAATCCTCAGTATTCACTTAAAAACATTACTAAATCAGTAACAGATGCTAAGAGTGTTGGAAGATATCCTAATACGGATTTTGAATTTTGTACTATTAAATTATGGGAGCCCAAACCTTCTACCTTTGATGGTGCAGTAACTCCAACAACTCCTTCTTGGGATTTAGGGGGATCAACTACAGAAGTAGATGACTTGCCGTTTGCTGATGAAGAGGATGCCAAAGGTGATAATCCCTGGGGTCTGTAATTTTTATGTTTGGAATAGGACTTCCTTCTGAAAACCTTATAGATAGTATATTAGGGAGGGTCTCGGAAGAGACTCTCCTTAAACACTATTTGGGAATCAATACTATTCCCTGTTTAACCAATTGTCCTTATAGAAAGGATGTGCATCCCTCATTTGGTATATATTATACATGCGGAGGATCACTTAATAGTAAAGATTTTGCAACAGGCGAAAATGTAGGTGGAGCATTCCAAATATTAGCAAAGACTTGGAATACTACTATAAATACGGCCCTTATTAAAATATGGTCGGATTTAATAGAAGGAAGTATTGACAGCTCCACTCCAATTCAACAAAAATCTGCACTTAAAGAATATCGTTCTAAAAGTGCTCAAAAACAATCTTATTTAGAAGTCACTGTTAGAGAATGGCTTCCTCATGATGTAGAATATTGGAATTCATACGGTATTTCTACAGCATGGCTAAATCTTGCAGATGTTTTTCCTATCTCTTATATACATAAGAAAAATATTTTTGGCCAAAAATACATAGTAGCTGCTGAAAAATATGCTTATGTCTATATAGAAAGAAAAGAAGGAATTATTACTAAAAAAATATATCAGCCTTTTAGTGAGAAACATAAATGGACTAATAATATGGATAAAAGCGTCATTAGTTTATGGTCAAAAATTCCAGAAACTGGTGATATTGTCTGCATTTGTTCCTCATTAAAAGATGCTTTATGTTTGTGGGCTAATACAGGTATTCCTGCTATAGCTTTACAAGGAGAAGCATATCCCATGAGCAATACTGCTATTATGACATTAAAAGATAGATATAAACACGTTTATGTCTGTTTTGACAATGATAAATGGGGCTTACAGGATGCTGTGAAATTTACAAAAGAAACTGGCTTTACTAATATTGTATTGCCTCCTTTTGATGGTGGTAAAGACATCTCAGATTTATATAAATCCTTAACAGACAAAGAGGATTTTAAAAAAATTATGTCTAAATTATTTATCAACCATGAGATTTGGTAAGTTATTCAAACTTTTATTTATTTTTCCAGAACTTCAGGAAGATTTTTTTAGCAGCAATAAGTTTTCACAATTGCCGTATGCTGAGTTGAGAACTGTTGCTAAAATTATGCATAAATACGGTTATTGGTATTCAGGAGATTATACACATTTAACTACAGCAGAGTTAGCCTCCGATGTATATACAAATGTAAATAATCTCTATAACCAAGTCGGCCCGGATGCATTAGTTTCGCGGTTTGTTCCAAGAGGCTTACAGGCTTACGAAGAAGATTAATATAATAATTATAGGGAGGAAAGAAACTCTTTCCTCCTTTATTTTTTATACTATGCCTATTAGAAGACAATGGCATTTGAAAGTAAGAAGTAGAAATTACTCAAATGCAGAACTAAAAAGAATTGTAACCCCATGCTGTACTATTTATAGGATGGGAAGTACAACTCCTACCGAAAGTATTTGTCATAGAATACCAGAACATCTTATTGAGATTAACTCTATAGATGGATGTAAAATATCTGCTAATAAAGTAGCTATGAAGAAAGCTTTCGATGAGGCAGAAGTCCGTACTCCACAATGGTTTCATGTTGAAGAGTTAAAGACGAGAGAAGAAATGGAAACCATGATTACACAGAAACGTATGGAATGGGGAGGAGCTGCTATAATTGTCAAACGCTATAATTCAAGTAAGGGAAATGGTATATATCTTATTTCTAATGAGGAAGAAATGAATTCCTTTTTAGATATGGTATATAGCAGTAATCATTATAACATTACAAATTATATATTTGAAAGATTCTCCACCTATAATAGGGAATATCGTTTGCATGTTACTAAAGACGGCTGTTTTTATGCTTGTCGTAAGATGCTTAGGAATGACGCCGAAGTTAGATGGCATAGGCATGACAATAATTCTGTATGGATAACAGAAGAAAACGAGCTCTTCGATAAACCATTAAATTGGGATGCTATTGTGGCTGACTGTGTTAAAGCTTTAGAAGCTGTAAAATTAGATATTGCAGCCTTTGATATTAAAGTACAGCGGTCTCATGGAGATTCCCCAAAATGGCTTATTTTAGAATGTAATTCTGCTCCCGGATTGGGAGAAATAGGGCTGTCTAAGTATAAAGAGATACTGCCTACAATTATTAATAATAAATATAATTCTTTAATAAATGGATGAGAATTTTTTAAAAATGCTGGCTTCCGATGCTGCTCAAGAGACGGAGCGCTATGCAAATTTGCATACCGTATTTAGCAGTACAGGTACAAAAGCACAATCTTTAGGAGCAAGAGCCTGTTTTGGTAATGTGCTTAAATATACATCTGGTGTAATGCACAATACTTACACTATTATTACATTTAAAAGCCTAATCTATCAACGTAATAATCTGTGTATATATACCAAAGAAGAAATAGAGAACTATCTCAATTATATTGCAAGCTTTATTCCTTTCGAATTTAGGGTTACTGAATTTGAGCGCAATGATAAGGCGGAACAATTACTCAAAGAAGCCCATTTTGAAATCTTTGTAGATATTAATGGGCCTCATATTAAACATGTGTTTATTCTTACTTTAATAAGGTATCTTTATGAGGCTCCTTATAAGTATATTTTATTAGAAGCCTTTAGAATGAAAAGCATTCCAGAATTTAGTAAAATCAATTTATTAAATCTGTATAATGTAATTATATTCTCTATGGATTGGTATAAAATAACCGGTCCACACCCTACAAACGACATGTCTCATAATGTGGGCATCTATCCTTTAATGCTTTTAACTAAAACAGAAATTAGTGAAAGACTGGGAAGTCTAGATAAGGAAGCAGAAGAAAAGCATAAAAGGGCAAGTGAGTCTTGGAGACGCCAGTATAGACCAAATGCGGGGTGCATAGATTTGTTTCCAGTCATAAAAGCATTTACAGATACCGAATCTTCTTTAAATTGGTCAACTAAAGTAACATTCTATAACAAGTATGGTTTTAAATTTATTGCTCCTTGTGCTGATAAAGAAACTCTTTTACAGCCCATACTGTTAAATAATACAGAAGAAAAGTTTAAAGAAAGACTGGCTGTGTATTCTAATAATCTTGCGATTATAGGAGCCGTTACTACCGAAGAAAACATAGAAGAAAGTAAGAAATATAATTTAGATAATCTAAAAATATTTTATGCTTATGAATAAGCCTTTAAAAAAAGTTTATGTCGTTGGCCCTCAATTAGGATATGCTAGATCTATTCATAATAAGGAACTAGTAGACGATATTACAAAGGCAGATATTGTAGTATTGACTGGGGGTGCTGATATTTCACCAAGCACTTATGGAAAAAAGAAACTTCCTTGTACTTGGGATTACATAGAAAGAGATGCTTTTGAAATAAACGCTTATAATAAAGTAAGACCAGACCAGCTAGTAGTTGGTGTATGTAGAGGAGCACAATTATTATGTGCTTTAAATGGTGGAAATCTTGTGCAAGACGCCGATAGGCATGCTATGGGTTCATATCATAACATGCAAGGAATGCCGGGAACTACATATGAAGGCCACAATTATGCAATCACTTCATTGCATCATCAGATGATGTATCCTTTCGATATCCCGCAGGAGAATTATACAATAGTATTTCGTGCTTATCCTAATAGGTCTACCTATTATGTAGGAGATGGCATAAATCCTGACATCATCAGACAAAAAGGAGAACCAGAAATTATTATATTTCATGCTCCTGACAAACCAGTAGGTTTGGCTATTCAAGGTCATCCTGAAATGATGGAACAAACTTGCGATACTGTAGTAATGTTTAATGACATGATAGATGACCTATTAATAAACATTACTAAAAAACAATGATTCTTGGTTATTCTGGTTATAATACTACTTATTCCACTACTTCTACTGATAGTACTGTAGCAAAATTGCCTGAGAAATCAAGGGCCTGTTTTGCGGAATCTATTATGGGTCTTCGTGATAGAGGTGTAATTGAAAACTCTTACCATATAAAGTTGTTTTTAAAGCAGGCTTCTAAAGAGTACAGTACTTGCCATTATATTTTCTTTACAAAAGATAAAATAGAGAAATGGTTTAAAGAACTTCAATCTTTATATTCTTTTGAATACAAGTTTAATGAAGAAAATGAAGAGTACTGTTATCTAGATATTACCATAAAAGGCAATCGAATTCAGCATCTTTTTGTACTATCAGGAATACGCTATATTTATGAGACTTATCAAAACATTTCCTTATTATTAGCTTTTAAAGCTAAAGAACAAATTGAAGAACTAAAAGATGTCTCTTTGCTTAATTTAACGTCTGTTTGTACAACAGCGCTATGGGGACAAAACATTAAATGTAATATAGGACATACTTTAACTGGAGTAAAGAGGCAATACAAACGATATGAGTGTTCATTTGAATATTCCTCTTTAGTGAATATGGATGCCGTAAGACAAAGACTTGAAAATCCAGAAGACCGATTAGTAGAAACTATATGTCCTTCTTACATATTAGAGTCGGATCTTAATTTTAAAGAGGAAAATGAAGAATTAAGAATCCTACTTAAACGTAACAATATTACAGAAGTAGGAATGGAAAGTCCTTTGTATAACTCCGATTTTTGGGAAAAAGAGGATAACTTAGAGTTATTTATGCCGACTATTTTAAAAGTATATAACAAATTAAATTCTTACCCTAAGATTTAATATGGAAATTAGAAATGTCACTATTGGTGCCGATCCTGAAATGTTTATTGTAGACACCAGTAAAGATAACAAGGTAATTTCATCAGTAGGTTTAATCCCTGGTGAAAAAGGAAGTCCTTGGGCTAAAAAAGAGTGGGAACCTGGATTTGGCATTGAAATAGATAATGTTTTAGCCGAGTTTAATATTCCACCAGTTAGTGATAAAGACACTTTTATTCACCATATGAATTTCATGAAAGATGAAATTCGTAAATTTGTAAAAGCAATAAACAAGAATTATGATATTCTGTGTACGGCTTCTAAAATGGTTGACGAGGATCAGCTACAAAGCCCAGAAGCTAAACTGTTTGGATGCTCTGTAGATTACAACGTCTACACCGAAAGTGAAAATCCTAAACCCGATGGAGAATCTACAAATCTTCGTAGTGCCGGATGTCATATTCATGTTGGTTACTTCATGCCCACTGTAGGAGTTTCGTTAACTCTTATTAAATATCTAGATATGTTTCTAGGAGTACCCTCTGTACTACTAGATGCTGATAGAAAACGCCGCAGTCTATATGGCAAAGCTGGTTGTTTTAGACTATGCCCTTATGGTTTTGAATATAGAACCTTATCTTCCAAGATGTATTCTACAGATCAGTATATGGAAGTTATTTGGGAAGGAGTACAACTAGCAATCTGGGCCTATAATAACGGTGTAAGTTTAGCTTCTGCGGAAGAAGTAAAACAAGCTATTAATAATAGTGATACTAAGATGGCAAAAGCCATTATGAAATGGTCTGGAACTATTGCAGATCGTATAGACCACTACAACAAATTAGTTTATTCACTTTTAAAGTAAAATTCAATGTGTGGATTATTTGGCATTATTAATCCTGAGCCAAAAAGACTCGATAAAAGAGCCTTTTTGACTCTGGGAGTTAATAATGACACCAGAGGAGGAGACTCCTGTGGGGTGTTTATAGATGGGGCTGTAGAATATGGCTATGATAAATTAAAGCTATTTGCAGATTTTTGGCCCACAAGTAAACTATTACAAGAAGTTGATAAATGCACAATTGCATTAGGTCATTGCAGAAAAGCTTCAGTAGGCGGTATTGGTATAAAAGACGAAAAAGCACAACCCGTTGTTATAACAAATACTGAAGGTAAAATAGAATTTGTTCTTACTCATAATGGCACGATTCGTGATTATGAAGAGCTTGCCAAAAAGTATATTCCAGATATAGATATCAAAGGTATGACAGATAGTCAAGTAATGGCTAGAATTTTCTATCATGCTGGTTATGATGTCTTAGGAGAATATACAGGTGCTGGTGTATTCGTAACTGCGGATTATAGGGAAGAAAACCCTAAGATTCATTTCTTTAAGGGGGAATCTAAACAATATTCCCATTCTGTCACTGTCACAGAAGAAAGGCCTCTATTTTTTGTATATCAAAATAATACAGTTGTCTACTCTTCTATATCTGATTTTCTGTATACTTTGTTTCCTGGAAAACAAGTTTATACACTTAATGGTAATCTCTTATGTTCCTATAATGGTAAAGAAATTATCGTTGAAAAGAAGATAGATCGTAGTGAAAAGTTCCAGGGTTATACGACTACTACTGCAAGAACAACTACAACTGGTAAAGGTAGTGCAAATTCTGAGTATTACAATGCTTTATTAAGAGACTGGGGAGAAGACGACGAATTCGACAATCCTTACGTTAATGGATATCCTGCGAGACATGGAGGGGAAGCGCAGGGTGCCGGGTTTCACAAGGTGGAAACAACCGAAAAGGAGAAAGGGAAGGCGTCGCCATCGACACCATTGATTCTTAATAATGACGAGGATGTTCCTACAACACAGCTAGATATAGAATTATCTAAAACGCATGATTTTTATGATATGCCTACAGACAATGGCAGTGTTGGTTGCTATATCTTAGGCAGTAAAGATACTTTTAAATATCAGGTAGCAAATCGTTATCTTGCTCATGGTGTTTATAAATGTACTCCAGAAGGAATGATTTTGAGTGCTGTAGATAAGAGAACTAATGTTATTCCTGTATATTTCTTTAATGGAGTTCCCGTTAAAAGCATGCAGTGCTTAGAATTCTTAAGGCGTATTTGTGAAGCCTGGGATTGTACTCCTACAGACTTAATGTCAATATGGCCTCAAATAGTATACTATTTAAGTCCTTTCCCGTTTAAAGATACTGCTCTTACAAATGATTGCAAAATTCATTGTATGCAAGATGCAGATAATTATAAGGACTATGATGGTAAAATTTATCAGCTTTTCACAGACTTCTGGTATCCTTGTAAAGAAGGTATTATTAGTCTTACAAGATATGTAGAAGGCTGTCAAGAAGCATTAAATCTGTATAAGAAATCTTTAAATTATCAGATTCCTACTGATTTAGTGGAATCCTTATTAACCGTATATGAGAGTTATTGATAAGACTGGTACAGATAGAAACTCTAATGGTAGTATGAAAAATCCCAAAGTAAAGGGAATTGTATCTATAACAGATGCTACTATTACATTAGATTGGATATCTCCGTCTGTAAATTATTTACATATCTGCAATGGTAATGGTTTGATTGTTGTTGGAGAAGAGGATCTTCTTAAAGAGCATGTCTTCTACGATAATAGTGTAGGCTTTTATAGGTTCAAAAAAGATTTTGATCCTAATTATATAGCCATTAATGCCAATATAATGGGTGTTCAACAATATCCATATAGCATTGCTAGAGAATATGAAGCAGTTAATCATTTAGATTTATTCAAAAAATCTGCTACTGTAATTGCTCCTACTAGGGATCCTCTTGGAGATGTTCTAAAATATACTTACGGACTGGAATTCGAAACTTCTATGGGTGTAGTTCCAGAAGAAAAGTGTTTTAGAGACGGTCTTATTCCATTAAGAGACGGCTCTATTAGTGGTAATGAATATTCTACCATTGTACTAAATGGAAATACTGGATTATCCTTATTAAAACAAGAAGTAGAAACTTTAAAGAAGTATACTATTTTTAATCAGGATTGTGCTCTGCATATTCATATGGGAGGATTTCCAGTAGAACGTAAAGCATTGTTTGTTTTATACCAGATTGTATGGTATTTAGAAAATCATCGTTATGATGGTTTAATTCCTCCAGACAGTTTTAATACTGCAAAGTATAAAGGCACTGGTAAAGATTATTGCAAACGTCTTCCTGAAAATAATGATTTTAATTCTATTTTCAATTATTTTACTACTTTAAATTATTTCGGAAGTTTGGAACAACCGCATCCATCCGACCCTCAAAGAGACAGAAAGTGGCAAATTAATGGAAGATATTATGCACTTAATCTAATAAACATGTTTTGTTATAAGGGACCTAAAACTATAGAATTTAGATTCCTTAGGCCTTCCTTTAACTACAGAAAGATTCGTTTTTGGATTGCTGTATTTAATGCTATTTTACTGTATGCAGAAAAGCTTCGAGTAGTATATGCAAAAAACACAGAAAATACTATTTTTGAGAAAATCATGAATAGTAGATTTTCTGTTTTGAGCATATTAAACGATGTTTATAAAGATTATCCTTCTCTGTTAGACAATTTAATTGGAGAGTATAATTTAGTAAATACCATTACAGCTACGCAATCTAAAAACAAAGATCGTTTTGGTAGAGATGCATTTATAGATGATATCTATATGCCGTAAGGAAAGTTACTAATTTTAGTAAGGGTATTGCAAAAATATAAATTTTTGCGTATCTTTACCTTTTTATTATGAGTAAACAGGTTGCAAGTATTAATAAAAAAGTGCTAAATGCAACCCCAATTGAAGTTGATGGTATAGAATTTCGTTCTAAACTAGAAGCTCGTATATACAAGACTTTATATGATGCTGGGTATAACCCTCAGTATGAAAATATGACTTTTAATATTACTGAGGGTTTTTATCCAACATTGCCTTGTGTAGATGTGCATTATGATTATAAGTTAAAACAAAAAGTGTTTGGACTTAATAAAGTTAAAGTGCAAGCAATAACTTATACTCCTGATTTTACTTTTTATAAAGGAGATAATTTAATTATAATTGAGGCTAAAGGCCGAGAAAATGATGTGTTTCCTTTGAAAAAAAAGTTGTTTCGTAGTTGGATGGAATCTTATCATCGATTGACTGGGAAGAACATTGCCTATTTTGAAATCTTCAATAAAAAGCAGGCAATAGAGGCGTTAGAAATAATAGATAACTTATGAAATCTGGTCCTATAGCAAGAATCACCAATTTAATATCAAGTCTCCCTGATAATGATATTGTTTATGGAAATAAATATCTAGGTTTGAGAGACTATGATGCTTTAAGCCTATTAATCCGTTCTGCTGTACATAATATTGATAAGGCTTGGATAACTACTACTCCTAATAAAGCCCAAGAAAAGCTTAGAGAACAATTTCCTTTAGAAGGAGAACGTATTACTAAACTTAGAAGCTTACAAGGAGAAGTAGAAGAATATAATCAATTTTTGTCTCTCATTTTGGGAGATGAAGATGATTATATAGAAGATTCGGATTCTACTTATGAGGATAACTAAATCCCTGTTTGATATAAGTTGGCAAGTACCAGAAGAAACATATCGCAAAGACGAAGCTTTAAGCTATTCGACATTGGCTAAATATGAGAGAGAAGGCTTTTCAAAATTAGGAACTTTATTTGATAAGGTTACTACTCCCTCTCTTACTTTTGGTTCTCTTGTAGACTGCTTGATAACAGGCACAAAAGAAGATTTCACAAATAGTTTTTATGTTACTAATATCTCTGATATTTCGGAAACATTAAAAACAATAATACAAGAGCTGTTTAATAAGCATCCCGATGTAAATACGTTAGCAGAAATTAGTGATGAAGATATCGATAATATATGTTCCATTTTTAATTATGGAAATGCATGGAAATCAATAACACGAATTAATGCTGTAAAAACAAAGGGAGCACCATATTTTGAGGCTCTTGTAAATTCTAAAAATAAAACTATAGTAACTCCTGAAGAGTATAAAAAAGCACAAGAGTGCGCTGATGCTTTAAGGACATCAAAAGCTACTAGGTTTTATTTCTTTTCAGATCCATTCAAGTCTGAAGAAGAAGGTATAGAGCGTCTATATCAATTAAAATTTAAAGGAGAAGACCCATCTAGTCATATTAAATACAGGTGTATGTTAGATTTAGTGGTTGTTGACCACAACAATAAGACAATACAACCAATTGACTTAAAGACATCTTCTCATGCAGAATTTGATTTCCCAATATCTTTTATACAGTGGAACTATCAAATTCAAGCGCGTTTGTACTATAGGATATTACAACAAAATGTCCTAAAAGATCCTTACTTTAAGGATTTTAAAATTCTGCCATATAAATTCATAGTCGTCAATAAATGGTCTGTAAATCCTTTAGTATGGGATTTTGCAAACACCAATTTGTTCGGTGACTTTGATATGGTTGGTGGAATGACTAATAAACCTATCAAAATGAGAGACCCTTATAAGATAGGTTCAGAACTTTCTCAATATTTACAGGAACAACCAAAAGTTCCTATTGGAATAAAATTTGGGGAAGGAGAGTCCAATTCTATAGAGAACTGGATTACACGTTGGGGATAAAATAGATGATTAGTAAAGTAGTTAAGAGAAACGGAGAAGAACAAAATTTTGATTTTGAAAAAATAAAGAAGGCTGTAAATCAGTGTTATATCTCTAAAGGGTTTAATGCTAGACCTTCTGCATTTTTTAAATCATTAAAACGCTTATTTAAGTGCATTGATGCCAATAGTTTACATGTTGAAGAAATTCAAGACATTGTAGAAAATTGGTTGATGGATAAGAGATACTATGATATAGCTAGAGCTTATATTAAATATAGGGACCAGCATACAGAGGATCGACTTATTCAAGAGCGTGTTGATTATATGGATTCTTATATGAATTCTGCTGAAAATGCATCTACTTCTAGTGAGGAAGACGCTAATGCTAATGTTACTACAAAAAATGTGGCCAACTTAGATAGCGAGGTGTATAAAAAAATTAACAGAAGAGTTCAAAGATATAGAATGGAAAAACGTATAGCTAAACTATATCCAGAAGTAGAAAAACAATACGAAAAAGATATAGATAGCCATATCATATACATACACGACGAAGCTTCTACCCCTGTTATAAAAAACTACTGTGAAGCGGTTACTTTATATCCCCTACTTATAAACGGTACTAGCAGTATGGATGGTCTTAAGACTACTCCTCCAAAAAATCTAAATTCTTTTTGTGGACAATTAGTTAATTTAACTTTTACCTTGTCTGCTCAATGCAAAGGCGCAGTTGCATTCGGAGAATTTTTTAATTTCTTAGATTACTTCTGTGCTAAAGATTTTGGAGAGGACTATCCTAATCATTATAATGATATTGCATCTGTACTACCAAAACGAACCATTTTAGAATCTATTCATCAGGCATATCAACAGATTGTTTATGGATGGAATCAACCAGCTGGTAACAGAGGATTTCAGTCTCCTTTTGTGAATATTTCTTACTACGATTCTAATTATTGGCATTCTTTATTTGACGATTTTGCATTTCCTGATGGGACTAAACCTGTTTGGGAAAGAGTGTCTTTCTTACAAAAAGACTTTATGCAGTGGTTTAATAAGGAGCGTACAAAAACATTGTTAACTTTTCCAGTCGAAACAATGGCTTTACTGCATGACGGTAAAGACGTTATCGATAAAGACTATAAACAGTTTACTGCTAAAATGTGGGCTGAAGGACATAGTTTCTTTTTATACTTGTCTGATAGTCCTGATAGTTTAGCAAGCTGTTGTAGATTAAGAAATAAAATTAATAGTAATGTATTTAGCTTTACAAATGGCCTTACTGGAGTACAGACGGGCAGTTGTAATGTCATTACATTAAATATTAATCGCATAACGCAAGATTGCTATAGGGCTTATAATAAAGCCTTTACGGATAATAAAGATCCTTGGATAACCTTTAACTCCTATTTTAAATCCTATTTTACCTCCATCTTACAAAGAGTAGTTAAATATCATGTGGCTTATAAATCACTTCTCTATGATGTAGAAAAGAAAGGCATGCTAACAGCATCTAAAGCAGGTTATATATCAATGAAGAAGCTATATTCCACTATAGGCATTAATGGCTTTAACGAAGCTGCCGAATTTTTAGATATACCTTGTAGAGATAATGAATCTTATCGAGGATTTGCAGAATTGGTTTTAGGCACTATTGATGCTGTTATTAAAGAAGCCAATAAATTAGATCCTAAATATCAATTTAATTGTGAGTTTGTACCTGCAGAATCTTTAGGTGGTAAAAATTATGCTTGGGATAAAGCCGATGGCTATAAAGTGCCAGAAGGTAATAACTTGTATAATTCGTACTTCTTTAAAACAGATTCTGAGGATACGGATGTAATTGAAAAGTTAGCTTTACATGGTAGTGCTTATACTAAATATTTATCTGGAGGAGTAGGATGTCATATTAATCTAGAGGATCATTTAGATGCTGAACAGTATTCTAAACTTATTGTTTTGGCAATTAAGTTTGGCACTTCTTATTTTACTTTCAATATTCCTAATTGTGAATGTGATAAATGTGACCATATTGAAAAACATCATTTTGATAAATGCCCTGTTTGTGGAAGTACGAAAGTTACAGATTGGACAAGAGTCATAGGTTATATGAGACCTATTAAAACATTCCCAAAACCGAGAGAATTTGAAGCCTCAAGAAGAGTATACACAAAAAAAGAAAATGTAAATGAAGGACTTAATCGTTCCTGATATCCACGGTAGAGTGTTCTGGAAGAGCATTCTACCGTTTTTGTCTTCCAATAAATATGAAAAAATAATTTTTCTTGGAGACTATGTGGATCCCTATATTAGTGAAGGATATCATTGGAATGATGCCATTAAAGCTTTAATAGATGTCATATATTTAAAACGACAGTATAAGGATAAAATAGTTTTATTATTAGGTAATCACGATCTTGGTTATATAGACGAGCGTATCAATACTTGTAGACGAGATATTCGAAATTGTGACATAATTAGAACTATTTTATTGGAATACTCAAAAGATTTTGATCTTCTATATGATAAATCTTGTTCTGTAGAAAACATAACAAGAGTACTATACTCTCATGCCGGAATAACACATGATTTTTATAGTGTATTAAAGAATCGTTTAGATATAAATGAATCTTATATTGTATACACTATAAATAAAATGTGGCACGAATCTGGTGAGAATAGAGATCTTATTAAACTTCTTTTATCCTATGTAGGAGAATTAAGAGGGGGAGAAGATGTTTCTGGTAGTTTTGTATGGGCAGATATCCATGAACATGATTTTGAGGATTTTACTATACCTAATACATTTCAAATATTCGGTCATTCCCAAACCCCTTATGTTCCTATAATTGGAACCTCCTGTGCTTGTTTAGATACTAGACAGGTTTTTGAAATTGATTATGATACACTAGAAATTAAAGTATTAAATGGCACATCTTAAATTATATGATGTCCAAGTTACATTTGCTGAAATTCCTGGAGAAATTTGTTTATGCATCTACTTTAGTGGTTGTCCAATACAATGTCCGGAATGCAACAGCAAATGGCTATGGAAAGATGTGGGTGTTGTTTTAAAAATGCCACAATTAAGGAATATAATTGATGCGCATCCTAATGTGACATGCATTGTATTTATGGGTGGAGATCAAGATCCTAAAGGCGTTAATCGCTTTATTAGGTATGTGTATTTTCATTATAAACAGAAATACAAAATAGCATGGTATAGAGGAGGAACTAAATTAGAAAATCTTGATTGCTTGGATTTTATTAAAACAGGACCCTATAATTCCAAATATGGCCCATTAAATGAGATTACTACAAATCAACGACTCTATGAAATAGAGCATGACGGTGTAAATATTGTAAAAGATATTACTCATAGAATGTGGCCAGTAAACGTAAGAACAAATGAAACTCAAAATTTATTTCAAGAGGACCTCTCAGGTGACCTCCCCGAAGATTAGCGATAAAGGAGATTGGATTGATCTTTATGTTCCTGATTTTCACGGGTTGTCTTATAAAGCCGGAGAGTTAAAAAAGATAAATTTAGGAATTGCAATGAGGCTTCCAGAAGGTATGGAAGCTATTCTAGCATTTCGAAGCTCCACTGGTCCGGACTATAACTTCATTATGCCTAACGGCATAGGAGTTATAGACAATTCTTATTGTGGAGAAAACGATAAATGGAAAATCCCTTTCTATGCTATAAATGATGGTAACATAGAAGGCAAATCCAGAATTTGTCAATTTAAAATCCAGCCCAGTCAAAAAGCAACATTTTGGCAAAAACTAAAATGGTTACTTTCATCTGGTGTAGAACTAGTAGAAGTAGAACATCTCTCGGGCGAAAATAGAGGTGGTTTTGGCTCTACTGGTAAATAATGTCTTTAGTATATAGTATTATAGCGGTATCTATAATAGTTGTATTATTACTTCTTTTTATTATAAGCCGAGAACATAATACTAAAATTGATTCCATTAGTTTTGATTATAATTTTGAGGAAACTCATATCCCTATAATTAAACTAACAAGTAATAATATAGAAGTGTCTTTTCTAGTAGACACAGGTGCTCAAGCTTCTTATATAGACAGTAATTTAATATCTAAAATAGAAGCTAAAAAAATAAAAGGCCTCGAAGGTTCTGTTATGGGAATCAATAGCGAAGGTATGAGCACTGACTATTATTCCGTTCAATTATATTACAAAGATAATCCTTTACCCAAAATGGAATTACAATCATTTGATTTTAAAAAGGCTATGGCTAATTCCAGAGAGTCTACAGGTATTTACCTTGATGGTATTTTGGGAGGAGACTTTTTAAGTAAGAATGGATATATAGTTGATTACACTAATCGCACAATATATAAAAAATGAAGCGGTATCCTGCGAGAATTAAGTTAGTGTCACGTTACGGAGATAATAATTATTTAGAAAGATTTTTTACAAAAAAAGAAAATATTTGGTATAAGCTTTATGACGATTCTTATACTAGTATTCATTTTGATGTAACAGATGGCTCTAGAAATATTATAGCCGTAGATCCTCCAGGAGGGCCTTTTATAGCTATAGGAGATACTACTTTATTGGAAGGACATACTCTTTTTGGAATAGAAGACACTCCTAGTGGTATTTTATTCTGTTTTAAAAAGAGTGATTCTATTAGTAACCAATAGTGAAAAGCTTATTAAATCTACAAAGTATCAGGTAATTTCGGAAGAAGAGTCTAAAAGTATTATATCTACTTGGAAACATATTGAGTACGATTCCGAAACTACAGGTAGAGATGCTAGAATTAATACGCTTTTATGTGCACAATTTGGCTATAAAGAAACCAATACACAAATAGTAGTAGATACAACTACTGTTCCTATAGAAGGTTATAAAGAACTACTAGAAGGAAAATTACTTATAGGTCAGAACCTTAAGTTCGATCTACAGTTCTTATTTAACTATAACATAGTACCAAGAAAAATATATGATACTATGATTGTAGAACAACTATTACATTTAGGATGGAAACGAAAAACGATAAGTTACAGTTTACATGCTATTGCTGATAGAAGACTACATATAGATATAGATAAAACTGTGAGAGGTGAAATTATTTGGCGAGGATTAGATGATACCGTCATTCTTTATGCTGCAGGAGATGTTATGTATCTTGAAGATATAGCAGCAAGCCAAATAAAAGATCTTAAAAAAGAGGGCTTAATAAAAGGAGCCTTAATTGAAAACAATTTTACTCCAGTAATTGCATATCTAGAATGGTGTGGAATAAAACTAGATGAAACTAAATGGAAGCAAAAAATGGAGAGAGATAGAAATAATCTCGAACTATCTAAAAAGCTTCTTGATGAATTTGTGGTTAAATGTGGAAATCCTGCTTTTTATAAAGTGGATCCACAAGGAGATTTATTTACTAACTCATTTGATTTAACTCCTCACTCCATAATTGATTGGAATAGCTCTCCTCAACTTATTAAATTCGCGAAGTTTCTTGGTTTTAATACTACTATAAAGGATAAAGAAACGGGAGAAGATAAAGAAAGCGCTCTTGAAAAACAACTTTCTTGTCAAAAGGGCGTAAACGACGAATTCCTTAACCTTTTATATGGTTGGAATGAAATCGCTCCTGATGGTGAAGAAATTCATCATTGGGGATTCAAAGAGGTCAGTAAAGTATGTTCCACCTATGGCCAAGGACATTTAGATGCTATTAATCCTAAAACAGGACGACTGCATACTACCTATAGGGCTATAGGAACTTTAAGTGGCCGAATGTCCTCAGGAAGCCGCCAAAGCAATACCGATTTGGCCAGATATAAAAAGATTCCAGAAAGTGCTTGTACCTATCCTAATATGCAACAATTACCTCATGATGCTTTTACACGAAGTTGTTTTATTGCAGAAGAAGGCAATCTTTTTTGTAGCTGCGACTACAGTGCTATGGAGGCACGTATAGGAGCAGAAGTATATAATGAAAAAGTCTTATTAGATGAATTCTTATATGGCTCTGGAGATACACATGCTGCTTATGCAAAAGCCGTATTTGCAAAAGAATTGGAAGGCATAGATACTAAAGATATTAAGACAAAACGACCTGATTTAAGAAGCAAAGTTAAACCTATCGAATTTGCTATGCAATTTGGTTCTGATGGTACTGCTGTAGCTCCTCAACTACGAATTCCAGTAGAAGAAGCCAGACAGTTAGTATCTAACTTGCTTAGTGGAATGAAAGGGTTGGCAGAATTTAAAAAGAGGGGATCTCGTTTTGTTCGAAATAACGGATATGTGGTAGTATTACCACAAACTGGACATAAAATATATTGGCAAAATTGGAGCAACTGGAAACTGGAGGAACAATCGTATACTCCGGAGTTTTGGGAAATTTATAAACTATACCATAAAGGAACCGATGATGATGTAGCACAACAAGTGAAACATCATATGAAAGAAGGTTCTAAATGGGATAGACTGGCGTTGAATGGGCCAACACAAGGAGGCGGTGCCGTGGTCTTAAAAGAAGCAGCTACCACCTTATTTAATTGGATAGTAGATAATGGCTATTTTGGAAAAATACTGTTAGTTAATTTCACTCACGATGAGATTAACAGTGAATTTCCTGAAGAACTAAAAGACGCTTATCCTAAATTAGTTGCAGATATAATGGAACAAACTGCAGCAAAGTATTATCATAAATTACCAATACCGGCAGAGGCATCTGTTGGAAAATATTGGATACATTAAGTATGTGGAATTTTATTAAATCTCTTTTTCACATATGTGACCATAAGTGGAAATTCCTAGAAGAACACAGAATTGTCAAAACCATGGGCGATGACAAGCCTTGTGAGGTGTATCTTGGAAAAATCTACGAGTGCGAACATTGTGGAAAACTTAAAAAGGAAACCGTTTATCTATGGTAAAAGATAATGATTTAATCTTTGATCTTGACGATGTTGGTTTAGTCATAAATTCAGATAAAGCAAGAGTGTTTAGTAAAAGGGAGGTATCTATCTTAACACCAGATGATAAATTCCCTATATTTGTTAAAGTAAACTCCCCTGTTTTTATTGGAAGTGCAACTACTATCATATCTACCAAAGTTTCTTTAGAAGATAGACTAAAGCTAATGTATGATACCTTTGTATCTATGTCTATCGAAGAATTTTATGTTAACATTGTAAATATAGAATCTAGAATAAAATTAAAAGATTCTGTGTTTTATATCAATATAGAATCTCCTATAGTTTCTTCTCAAAGACTATTGGAGTATGTTAAAACCGCCAAAAAACAATTTAGCAAACAGCTAGTGTTAATGGTTGGAAATGTTATTTCTCCAATTATCTATAAGGAATTAAAGAGCTATGGAGTCGACTATATTCGTATAGGAAGTGACAGCACTTTAAATAAAAAACTTGGTTTTTATCCAGGTTATGGCTCTTTGTTTGATGCTATAGGAATTCATGAGGAACATAAAACAGAAGAACGTGGAGGTAGAATACCTGCAGGTCTAGATCTAGACATCATAGAAGAACCTTCCACAATTACTACCGATACTAAAGTAGTATTTGAGGGTTGTGGAATGGAGTCTATTGACAGAATAATTAAAGCTTTCGCTTTTGGTGTAAATTATATTTGTATCAAAGAAGAGGCTTTAGACAATATTCCTGAAATTGTAGATGCGCTAGAAGAAGCTTTATATATAAGTAATTCTAAAAACCTGGAGGAATTTAAATCCATAGGAATTTATATGATAAGCGCTTCTGTATTAAAAGCATAATATGGATCAAAATAAACAAGCTGAAAAAAGCTATGATATGATTAATCCGCAACATTATAAATCATCTGATGGTAAAGAATGTATAGACGTCATGATAGATTTATTCGGAGTTGATAAAGTCAAGGCTTTTTGTCAGCTTAATGCATTCAAGTATAAATTTAGAGCAGGAAAAAAACCAGGAGCTTCTAAAGAACAAGATTTAGCAAAAGCTCAATGGTATAAAAATAAATTAAAAGAACTAGCTTCTAAATATCCTATACTATAATTCGTTTGTATTATATTAAATTATTATGCAAACTGTTATTATTCTAAGAGGTGCTCCTGGTTGTGGTAAAACAACCTGGGCTTCTAAATACTGTGATAAACACAATACTTTTGTAGTTCTAAGTATGGAAGCTTTAAAGGACGCCTATAAGCAATATGAGAGCGATTTAGTTGATAAAAACTTTAAAAAGCTCGAATTTCTTTTACTCAGACAAGCGCTTGATAATAATCTAGACGTCATTATCGATGATGAGAACTTTTCCACTGCTAGAATAGATATGTTTATTGAAATCGTAAATAAATATATAAAGTCAAAGAAAGAAAAAGGTCAACAAGTAGAAGTAAACTGCTGTATAAAAGACTTTCAAACTCCTTTACATATATGTTTATTAAGGAATTCAATGAAAAAATATCCTCTTCCTGTAAAAAAAGTTTGTATGACTTACAGAATGATTAAGCGTAAAAAATCAATATAAAAAATACCAAAAATGGCAAAATTAGCTAAACAAATCAGTCAGTACTTAAAAAGTCAGCCTTGGTTTAAAGAATATCTATATGAAATTCACGTTGGTGGAGTTATAGATGGGGATGATAAGATTGAAGATTACATCCAAGGAAAGGCTGATTATTATACAGTTAGCGGTGCGTTCGATTGGGGACGTACAAATGCTGGATATAAAGAATGGGAGAAACGTAATCTTGCATTCTTAAAATGGTATGATAAGAACTAAATAAAATAGGCTCTCAGAGATAATACTCTGGGAGCCTTTATTTTTAGTAATGGACCTTATAAAATATAAACAATATTTTCATAGATCGAAGGGTTTCTATAAAGCTATTATAAATTATTTAAAGAAACAAAACATCTATGATATTTATATTGAAGAAGTAAAGAAACAGCACCCTGAATTTGTTTTACAGCAATATGTTCTTAAAAAAGGAGGCTATGATTTAATTAATATGACTTTAACTTGGTCCTTTACAGCACAAGGACAAGACTTCTGGAGTCGTCAAAGTAGTGCTTATATGAAATGGTGGTATGATACAGCACCTCATTATAAGAAAGATCTACCAAGACACTATCGTGATCTATTATAATTATGGCCCTATTAAAGTATTTAAATCAAGTCACTCCTTGGAAAAGGGTTTTAAATGCAGCTAGACGAACTGTCGGCAAAGAGCCTTTAGATAAGGAACCTTCCGATATTTTTAAGAAGAAAATATTGCTTGCAGAACATTCTCCAATCAGACTATTGGAGTATGATTGGTCATGGCAAGACATTCAACAATGGGTAACTACGCATTTAGTACGCCATCATGAAGGATGCGAAAAATTTGTACATACTCAACGTCCTGATAGAAATCCTGCATTAGCAGGGTTAAAGAGGGATGAGCTTCCACAAGGTTTAAGGAATGAAATGGATATGACTGCAAATGCGCAGGCATTAATAAACATTTCACGCAAAAGACTTTGTAATTGTGCCTCTCCTGAAACTAGGGAAGCCTGGAAATTAGTGATTGAGGCCTTAAAAGATATAGACCCTATATTGGCCAGTGTTTGTGTGCCAGAGTGTATATATAGGGGATTCTGTCCTGAGATAGACAGATGTTGTGGATATTGTAATACCGAAGCTTTTAAAAAAAGACTAGAGGAATATAGAAGTATTCCTAAATAAAAACAAAAGGGGCTAAAGCATTTCTGCTTTGCCCCCTTTTTTGGCCTTATTATGTGACCTAATTATCTCTGAACATATTAAAGATATAATTTTCGTTCTTTAAATCATAGGCTTTAACAATATTTCTATAAGGAAGAGCTTGTAATAAATCTCTCTCCCAGACTGTCCAACCTTCATAGCGACCTCTATCAATAACTTTAAACATATTATGAAGTTCAAATAGATCTAAAATATCTTGAAGAGCCGTAGTCCCAGCCATTGGAGAGTTTATAATTTGCATAAAGCTCTCAGGCATAGAAATCCAAGGAATCATAGAGCCAGTCTCCAATTTAAGACGATCTATTTGATATTTAGCCATTTTTACAAGCCAAGGACGATCTTTGTCTTTCCATCCCTTAGTTATTCCAGCCATTACATTTAAAGCCAAGAATAATAAAAGCTCACTTCTAGCTCTAATAACATTTTGTTTTTCTTCCTCAGTTAGCTGATTAAAATGCAATTTCCAAGCTATTTCTCCTCTTTTTGCATCTAAGAACAGTTCTTTTAAGAACCTACCATATGATACATAATAACCCTCTTTGGTAGTTTGTAAAATAGGATCATAATAATCTCTTGAAAATCTTTTACTATAAGTAGCGGGCATCCACTGACGGAATTGCATAAGTAATCTACCTAGGAACGTTCTATTAATATTGCCTTTCTCAGCATCTGAATAACCACCATGCATTTGGGAATTTACTCTGTTTATATAGACATTAAGGTTTTCTATAAACTGATTTAGAGCAGCTTGATTACTATCTCCTATAGTAACTTTACCATCTACAGCATATTTCTCCATAAATTTCATATAAGGAGCATCACTTAATTCTATAGTAAAATCCTTAAAGGTTAATCCATATTCGCCTGTTTGAGAGTCATGGTCTAATTCAATAGAATCATAAAAAGATTTGCCTTCTGCATTTTTAATATGCATTAACATTGCCAGCATGCCAGTAACATGCAGTTTATGTTCTCCTGCTGTCTGTAAGAAAAACCAATTAGCATTGCCAATAATTCGTCTTAAAGCACTCTTTTTATAGGATTGATCTTTTGCTTCTCTAAAGAAATCTTCTGTAGCGTTAAAAGTGTTTACTAATAAAGACAGTTTATCCGTTTTTTGTATGGTATTAAGATTGCCTAAAAGATAGGGTAATAACTTATCATATTCTACATGGGCAGCTACTAAGTCTTTAAAATCAAAATGTGTTTTACTTGAAGCCTCTAATGCCATTTGAGCTTCTCCCATAGTAACATTAGATAAACCAGAGAATAAGTTTATACCAATGCCCAATTTACTAACATAATCCTTAAACATGGAACTAACTTGATTAAGACTTACATAGGTTTTTCCAATTTTAATTTCTCCCATATCTTCTTGCTTAATACCAAAAAGAATTCTATCAAGGTATTGCTCTAATTGTTTTGCTATTTTAGTATCTTTACCATCAATAGTAACTTCCTGATAATATTCCTGTCTAAGAGTAGTAAATTTGCTTAATATGTTTTTTCCTCCTTGTGTTGCTTTTACTTTAAACTCTTCTTTAACGTGGTCATTAAGGAGTAATAAAGCATCTGCCATTTTGGACATCTGACTATAGTTTTCTGCCATAGCAACATACGCGGTCATAGCCTGAGAAGCATCCGTATTTAAAATGCTCATATCTTTTAGCTTATTAGTAAAATATACAGGTACTCTCTTTAAAGGCTTTCCTTGGAAATCAGTAAGTTTAAATTTGACGCCCTTTTCATCAACCATTGTAATATCTTCGCCAAATTCTTCTGTATCTTCTTGTTTTTCAAAATTACTCTTTAGTTTAGTCCAATACTTCTTAAGAGATTGAGCAGGATTACTAAAATCTATTTGGTCTAAAACATCCCCTCTCATTTGTGGTGCAAGCCAAGTTCTAAACTCGAATCCATAAGTAGGTGGTAATTTTTCTTCTTGCATCTTTTTAAGATTGAGGACTGCTTCGTAATATTCCCTTTGAGCAGCAGAAAGATTTTCAATAGCATTACTTGCATAAACATTATTACCATTAGCATCTTTTCTATATGGAATAACAATAGAATTACCATTTTCGTCTTGAACAGTAGAAGTGTTCCTAATTATCCAATTTTCCATTTGTAATTCTATTTTCCAATCTTCTAGTCCAGCCTCTACCAGTCTTTGTTTTTCTTCTTCTTTATCTTTAAACCATTGAGATATTTTATAAGGACTTATATAATAACCTGTAGGTAAACCATTTTCATCCCGATCATACATAAAGTCATTAGAATATCCAGCATCGTTTAATTTCTTGCTAATTGCTTGGATATACTGAACGTAATTATTAATTTCCCTATCTCTAGTAGCTTGTTGACGTACTACGATTTCATGGACTATAGCTAATAATGGGGATCTGGATTCACCTAATGAAGTAATAAAAGAATCTATTGTACCAATATCATGATCTGCCATTTTTAACATGGCGTCTACAGAAATTGCAGTTCCTTTATTTTCTCCTAAATTCATTAATTGCTCTTTTCCATAGTATAAAGTAAGCAAATTTTTAAGAATATTGAATCTTAAATCCGAAATCGATTGTGTAAGTTCATTTTGTGCAGCAGCTACTTTTGTAGCTTCTTCTGCAATATCTTCAGCATCTTCGTCAGAAAGATCTACTTCTCCACTTTCAACAAGTACTCCGATTGCTTGAAGAGTTTTAATATAATCTGTGTATGCGTGATTAAATTGTTGTACTCTTCGTAACTGCCTAGCCGCTTTATTAACTCTTTCTAAATCAACATCTTCATCATCTCTAATATTTGCAACTATATCGTTAGTAACTTTAATATCTATCATTTGTCTAGCTATTTCAGAGAGAATTGAATAGCATGCTGTAGCATATTGCTTTTGTTGCAGAAGCCTTCTTGTAGTTAAAATAGCTTCCTTAGAAAAAGCACTCTCTGTATCATCTATTTCTCCAAGACGTGCTAAAGACAATTTTTTAGATAACAAGGCTTCTCCTTGTTCTGCCAATTCCTGTAATTTATTGATATCCTTTGCTATTTTATAGAAAGCTCTAGAAGACATTACATCTTTATTATCTAAGATAGTAGCAAGCTTTTCTGGTTCATTCATAATCACATTAGAAAGGTTCTCTGTTGCACTCCAAGCATCTCGTAAGGCTTCCTCTACATCCGTTTCAGATCCTTTCTTAAATAGGTTTTTAGCAGCATTCCAGAGCCTTTGCATAAGAGTTGTAGATTCCCTTTCTCCTTTAAGCATGGCTGCTAATACTTTACCTATTGCCTCATCTCTTAGATATTCGTTAACGTCATTGTCTCCATCTGAATATAGCTCTTTATATCTCTCATAATCTTCTCCTAAAACAGACTGAGTTATTTCATCTGTATATAAAGCTGCAATTCTATGATACAAAGGATTGTTTTTCAATCCTGCAATAATTAAATGAGCAACTTCTTCAGGTAGACTCTCTTCTCCTTGTTTACCTTTAGATATTCTAATAACAGTTTTTAAATTATTAGCATTTTGTTTGGCTTCTAAAGGATTAAAGATATTCTGTTTTTTAGCATCATTAGCAAACGCTACGTCAAAACCTAAAGTATTAATTAAATTAAGTAATTTATTATTTAATAAATAATTAAATTTAACTTTTCTAGCCTCTCCAATATTATCTAAGTTTCTAGCTTCTATAGAAGCAACGTATTTATTATCTTTATTATAGACTATCGCTACAAAGTCATCATGACTTTCATTATACTCCATAGCTTTTTGCATAACAACAGAGGCTTTATCATATTCTACAGCTTCGTTGTTGTTATTCATTAAGCCTATAGTAATAGCGTCGCTATAAGCTTTTTGAGATTTATCTAGTAGTGAGTCTAAATTTAAAGCTTTACTATAAGACTCATACGTGACTTCTCCATTTTCATCTCTTTCAATACCTTGTATATTCTTAAGAAGCTCTCTGGACTGAGCTACAGCCCAGAGTTGCTTCGTAAGTTCTCTATTTTTTGTATGAGCCAAAAGGTCTTGAAATAATTTACTTTTTTGTCCCTTTATTGAAGGGATTATTTCACAAGCATTTAACATACATTCTTATCTTTTAATACAGACTCTACTACTCTACTAACTAAAGCAGCCGCAGTTTCGTTATTCTTGCCTTTATATCCTAGTTTATCTAAGAGTACAGAAGAATCTAATTTAGACCCAGACAATAGTTCTTGTTTAACAGTAGATACGTTTTTAATAAAAGCGGAATTTTCAAAATTCTCTGAATATTCGATACCGTTTTGCTTAAAAGCATTTTTCACTTTTTTCATATCGAGACCTTCGACATCTAAAGACCTAATATAATCTTCTGCAGCTTGCCTACGAATACTATAAGAAGCATCTGCAAAGTCTTCTATTGTTTTCACCCCTTCTTTTAAATCTGTGAAAACGCTCTTAGATGCTATATCTTTTCCTGGAATATACTCAGCAAAATCATGTTGTGCTCCCCAAGGAAAAATCCATTCTACAGTGAATGGCTCAGAATAATTATTTTCGTCTGTTTTTAAGTAAGTTATAACTTCTGGTCTAGTTTCTCCTTGTTTCCTTAGGTATACTAACTTTCCAGTATTAGAATCCCTGAAAATACTATTAACTATAAGTACGCCCCGTTCTCCATCCATAATAGAAGAAAAACGATCTAATTCTTTTGTTATCTTAAAGCGAACGGTATCAGTAGCTTCATCCAAAACCATAAATTGTTTTAAGTCTGCTGCATCTACAGAAGGAACAAGAAGAGCATTGTCCGAGTTATTTAGAATGAATTGCAAAGCTAATTCTTCTTCTTTTTCATAAGAAGCGGTGTAGAAATTAGCAGAGTCTTGTGCGGTATTATAACCGGGAGTTGCAACTTTAACACTGGTAGGAGCAATATGAAAAGGCGTTTTTGGACTATAACCCAAATGACTTCTTAGTGAGAAGTATTTAAACAATTCTATGCCTAAGTCTTTAATATCCTGATTATCAGAAGCTATTAAAGAAGACCAAGCGTTCTGCAATACAGCAATTTTATCTTTACTATAACCTGAAATATTTGTATTAATAGCCTTTACAGGAAATTTATCAGTAGGGGGCTCAATTATAAATTCATGTAATAGTTCATTGCTTTCAATATATCGCATATAATCTTCTGGAGATTTCTGTTTAATGGTTTCTAATTGTTTTTCATACCAATCAACAAAATTAATAGCGTAGTGATTTAAAGTAGGAGAATCTTGTAAATTAATAATTGAATCTCTCACATCTGTATATCTAGCATTAGAACTTTCTTTTGTAGACCACGGTTTGGAAAAACAATATAATTTCATTGCTTTGTGTAACTGATTTTCCATCTCGTCATCTAAATAACGTGTTCTCATCACTGCTTTAATTCTATTTTCAGTATAAGTATATAAGTTAGACTCATAAGAAGGAAATAGTCTCATTATAATAGAATCTACTAATTTATCTGTATCTGAAATCATCTCAGAAATATGAGGTAATAATCTCTCTAATGATTCTACTGAAACTCCTTCAAAAGATTTTTTTATGGAAACTGCAGCCTCTTCACGCTTATCTCGCTGAGCTCTGATTCCTCCAATAGTGCTCCTCGGACCTTGAGATACCGAATTGTGTCTAACAAAATTACCCAGATTCATTAATTGCTGAGAAGCGGTATATATAGTTGAAAATATTTCCAGTAGAGCAACATCTGATTGTATTACGGCATTTAATTTTTTTAGAGAATCGTTATTTTCTTGCGGATCTGATTGCGCTTCTATACGCCATTTGTCAATAGTATCTTGGGATATTGTAAGTCGCTCGTATAAATCATTGCTTGTAATATTTTTATTTTTATTTCTATATGTACCCAGATCTTTACCTGCAATATTAATTTCCAAATCTCTAGCTACATCTTTTGGATTAATTCCAGGATTTGTTAATACCTCATTTTCATAAGCCACGATTAGACGCTGTATGATAGGCTGAGTAACAAACAAAGTAGCTTGCTCGTTATTAAATCCCCAACGTAATAAGGTACTTATAATATTCATAGACAACTGAGTTACACCAATACGACCTAAAACAGGGTTTTTAGCACCGTCCGCAGAAGCTCCAATATACTTACACAGATAAGTACTTATTAAAGAGTTATCAAAGCCATACTTAGCATCTACTTGTATTCTATCCATAACACTTATATTATCAAAGATAAAGCCTCTTGACTGAGGAATCTTTTGATAAATAGGCCTATTCTCTGAGGCTAAAGACAGAAATACATGAGAAACACTACTTACAGCAGCTTGTGCAATTAGGTCTTTAGATACCATATTAAGACGATGCATCTTAACATCCCAAGATAATCTACCAATATCTCCTTGCTCAAAAGATAAAGCGAGATCTTTTCTTTGAGACTCTGACATCTGCTGTACTTGAGGTATAGTATAATCAGTATTCTTAAGGATGCTGTAAACATAGGACAGTTGTTCCAAATCTTCAAAGTTTCCAGGTTGGAACATTTCAGCAGTAGTATCTGTGGATAATAAAGCAGCACGCATCATATCTAAAGCTTCATTGGCCCATGCTTTATATTCTTCTCTAGAGTTTTCTTTATCGTAATTATTAAGTGTAATTTCAGTAAATTTGTTATTCTCAGAATCAAACTTATAATACTTTGTCATTATAAATAGCTTATCAGTATCAAAATCGAAACCTGAAATTAACGTACCTTCTAAAGGTAACATTACTGAATCTCCACTATTTTCATTAGTAAATCCGACTGCCTTAATAGGAAATATAGAATAAGCCCATTCTGTAGGAATACGATAAGCTATCATATCTAACATTTCTTTAGGAAGAGCCTTAATTAGTTCCTTTTCGTCTTTAATACCATACTTAATGGCAAATTCCTTAATATCTTCAGTCATTGGTACTTTAGCTTCATAATAAGCAAAAGTACCTTGATTTTCAGAAATGTAGGTTTTATATTCTGGAACTGCCTCTTCAACTGTTTTGCCAATTTTTTTTGCAAATTCCGTTAGGGTTAATAAGAAGCCTCCAGATTTGTCATAAAAACGCATTGCTAATGACCTGTCAATACCCCAACCAGTTGTCTGTACGACAGGGCCGCCATTCATATCACGGTGATATATAGCCTTTTTAATAGCGGATGCTAAAACAGCCTGAATATCTTCTGCAAGCATTTCGTCTTCCCAAGTAACAACAGGTCTTCCATCTACTATAGAAATTGCTATCTTATCTTCTACATTATATTTCTGATTGGCGTTAAACATTCTCTTAATAAACTTAGATACGGCTACTTGATGTTCTTTTGCATTATAACCCTCTCCGAGTTTTAATTCCTCAGCTAGTTTGTTTGCATTTAATCTAGTCATATGCGTAAGAGCTCTAAAATAGCGTTCTTTAATAGTTTTACCAGTTAGAGTTTTATTTCCCTGTTTAACTTTCATATTATCATCTATAATAGCAACTGCTAATGGAGTAATCTGTGAACCCATTTGTTGGGCATGATCTTTAAAGTGTTCTGGATTAACTTGCTGCTCCTTATATTCTGAAACATCATATTCATCTACGTAGGTTTCATTATAAGAACCATCCCTATTATATGCTTTATTTAATCTAGATATAACTTCTGAAGGAGTTAAATTAGGGTCTGAAATATCTATTACTTCTAAATGATTACCCTCTTTAACTGCAGAATCGAAGTTAATAGTATCTATTCCTTTTCTTGGATTTTTAATAGCACTATCTTCCATCCATTTAAATATGGCAGCAAGAGTAGAATCCGGATTATAGTTAGCAACAAAAGCACCTAAATAACAAAGCATGTATTCAGAGTTTTTATCCTGCATTGGAACAGAAATTAAAGGAGTTATGGAAGAATTACGTTTCTTTGCTACTGTTTTATATACAAAAGGTTTTCTAATTTGTCCAAATACATGATAAAAATCAGCAACAGTAGGTTTTCCTTTTAAGAAACGCTGATAGACAGCTTCGTCTGTCATTGTAGTATTTAAGTCGTCATGATCACTATAAGTCCATTCTCCCTTACCTATTTGTTTCTTTCTATAGGAAGTTAAAGAAGAATATGCCTGACCATCTGTGGCATCTACCTCATCATATTTAGCTATAATAGTAGGAATTAAATCTTCCAAAGCTTTCTTTTGCTCTCTTTCTATAGGATTATTTACATCAAACAAAGCTGCTCTATTTTTCAAAGCTTGCTCTATATTAGCTTTAAAAGTGGATTTAAATTTATAACTTTTAATAGTTAAAGACCTTAATTTACCTTCATCATCAAAGACTTTATCTCCATGAATAGTAGCTTCTTTATCAAACATTAAACCACTAGAGTGAGATTGTGCAAAACGCTTTTGAAAGTTAGTAGTATCTCCATAGAATGCCAAATCGCCTCCAATTAACTGAGCTAATTGTATCTTTACAATTCTAGTATTATAGAAGAAGTCCCTCATGGCTTCCTGAATGATATCTAATTGGCTCTCTAAAGAAAGATATTTGTAAGTAATTCCTTCTGGCTTATACTGATTAATAATGCTTTGAAAATGCTTAAATAACGTGACCTCTTCTTCTATTCCAGTCTCTTCATTATAAATAGTCTTAGTTTCAATAGCAAAAGCGCCAAGACTCTCTAGAGAAGCTAATTCTTCTTGGATAAAAGTATTATCCATATAATCAATAAAGTATCTAACAAAAGGACCTATTTCTTCATTAATTTGGCTTCCCCTATTAAATATAGCATCTATTATATTATTTCCTAGAGGAGAACCTGAAATAATAAGATTATTTAATTCTGGTAAATAATGGAATGAAGCACCAGTACCAATATATAAATAGTTACCATTAGCATCTGTGATATCTGCTTTAGTTATTTTTTCACCATTTTTCTTTTTTTGTAATACTGCTGCATGTCTGGCTGCTTTATCTTTATCTTTAAAAGCGATATCATAGTATTTAAACATCGTGCTCTTATCACCAATAAGAGATTCCTCTACAACAGATTTTGCTCTGGTAATCTCTTGTTGCATTATTTTAAATGCTTGTTTGGCAATACGAGTTTCATATCCTTTAGAACTGTCTCTAAACCATCTAATTGAATCATGAGAAGGCTTATCAGAAGCAATAGGAGTACGATACCAAGCAGTTTCTTTCTTTTTATCATAGAAGAAATCAGATATGATATTTAGAGTGTAATTCAAATCAGATTGCTGTGAATACTTAACGCCATCATAAGAAAGTTTTTGAGAATGCTCTAGTACAGCTCTTGCTTTAGGTTCATAACGAAGACGTCTTAGCATGTCTAGATTATAGTCCCGTAATTCTCCGCCTTCATCATATCCAGAGGAAAACCATTTAAATCTATCATATCTGTCTTTAAACCACTTAGAGAATTTCTGCTCATTATTACTTTTATTCTTTAGTTTATATACTAGCGTTTGAATAAAAGAAGGATTAGCATATACATAGTGAGCTTTATTATTATCATATACCATAGGCTCTATATCAGCAGTCTCATAATCCATCAATTCGTTAATTAAATCCCTATAACGATAATATACTGTGTAGGAATCGTCAAAGTCGAACATTGTCCTATTCTCAGGGTTATATCTGCCTTGTTGTATAGCAATCTGTCTATCAGAAATAGTTTTTGCTAATGTGTACAAACTTGTTAATAGCCTATGTGCTACAGTATCAGTAAACTCCTCAGCATAAACATCAGAAGATAACATTATAGGAAGTGTAGACTCTTCTATGTCAATACCTAAAGCTGTAATGTATTTGTATATATCATATAAAGGAGATTCTTTTCTAAGATGTAATTCTGCATCTAAAGCATCATTATAAGTGTTCGGGTCTTCATAAACAGCACGAAGCCTTCCATAAACGCCATTAGGCATTGCATCAAAACCTTCCTTTCTGAAATCTAAAGACTTATTATAAGTATTAGCCATTATTTCAGCAACTAAAGAGCCTCTACCTACTTGTACCTCTCCATTTCTTTGATATGACAGTTGGCCTTTAGAAGCTTTATATAGTAACTGTTTTAAAGCATCCGCAGCTTTTTTATTACCCAAATCTCTTCGCACAAAAATGTCTGTATTGTCTGCACTTTTCCTTACAAAAGTTTGTGAAAAATGAGTAGCAATTTTATACATGTCCACATAAAACTGCGAAGATAATCTTTCTTGCATAGGAGTTGGATTATCAGTATTTAACTGACTTAATAGCATATTAATCCAAGGCTGAGATGAAGCTATTTGGTTTAATCTTTCAAACATTTCAGATTTGGTTTCGCATCCTTGCAACCAATTTAATAAGCTTTGCTCTGCGGTATTAGCATCTATAAATGTAGGAAGATTAAAACCGAATGTATCATAAATTATATTACCTTCTTTATCTACATTCTGAATAGTAGAAAGCAATACCTTTATATTTTGTGATATCTTTGTAGATACACTATAGTCATTATTAGACATAGAGAGAGTATCACGAGGACTTAATATTTGCTTGATTTCATCATCTGTAGAATCCTCATTATTTTCCTCCTCTTCGTTGGCTGTCTCTTCTGCTTGTTTTACATAAGTATCTATAGTACCATCTTCGTTAAGCCTAATATGCTCTTGTCTAAGTAACATATCGGACTTTAAAGACATTAGAGTGTAGAAATCATCATAAGCTTCTTTTAATTGAGTAGCTCTTTTAGCATCTATATCACCGGCGAATTCAGGATCTAATAAACTTCTGGCAATATTTAAAATTGCAGAAGTGACAGATCTATCAGATAAAATATCTTCACGAGACATTGTAGTAAAATCTTTGCTAACAAACAGATCATCGAAAAATTCCTCATTAGCAGAAGGGTCTGTCTGTAAACGAGTTACAATATAAGAAAAATACTTTACAGCGGTTTCTGCCAAAAAATGCATGGCTGCAGGATCGTCCTTAAATTTGTTATAAAAGTCTATTTGTTTTTTATTAGCGTGTTCTATATTAATAAGATACTTACTAGATTTTTCCATTCTTTCGGCTCTTTCAATTGCAGTTTTATAAGCTTTCTTTTCTGAAGAGCCAAGAATTCTTTCCCTATCTTCTGCAGACATGTTATCTAAGTCGTCTACTGTACGCAAGACTTTATCTGAAGAAGAACTTTTCTCATTTTTCACAATAGGCTCTTTTATAATATCAACATCTGAAAGAGTTTTAATATAAGGACCTACATATCTATAATAAGGAGTATCGTCTGGTGGAAGAAAATCAACTTCTAAAATACCTTTTTTAATTGCTTCTTCTATTATATTATTATAATTTGCTGAGTGGTAGGTAGTATAGCTAAAATTTTGTGTAATAGTTACTAAAAAAGCTTCTAAATTAAACTCATTTCCATTAAATCTTTTGAGTAATTCTTTTCTTTCTGCTTCAACTTCTCTCAAAGAGACTTTATTATAAGTAGAAGAAAATGGCAGTTCATCTGAAACATTATAATCATCAAAATCTCTAATATATTGATTTGCTAAGTCAAACGTGCTATCACTAAACTTAGGTTCTGGTATATATAATTTAAATTTTCCTTTAGGTATTACAATAGTTCCGGTAAATAAAAGACGCTCTTCTACAGCTCCTCCTCCGTATTCATCTCCTATACTTCTTACATTTACTCCTTGTGTACCTGCATTTGTATCTAAAGGCATAATAGTGTCTAAGTAATCTTGATCTAATTCTATCATAATAGGATCCCTAGATACTCTTCGCCCATAAGATTCAGCTGACTGATATTCATTAGCAAAAGATAATCCATAACCTTTCCATAAATTATCATAAGTAGCCTGTAATATTAAATTACCTTGGTCATCTATTTTTGGAAGGTTACTTTGTCCTCTAAAAAGACTGTGTTTAAAAATTCTTTGCTCTAATAACCCTGCGATTTTAATATGAGGGATGCCATCATCAGATATCCAAGTAACTACATTTTGTGCTCCAAAAATATTCTTAATTAACTCTACATTAGAAGCTAACGGTCCAATAACTTCGTAATCTCCAGTTAAAGCACCATTAGATTGTATTTCTCTAATAAATTCATATTGTTTTTCAGTATAAGGCACTTGTTTACCTATAAGATAGGCATCAGCTAAAGCTTCTTTAAATTCTTTAGAATCTTGAATATCTTTAAGAGACTCAGCTTTTGCTAGCTTATTATTAGCAGTACCTACTTTAGAGAAGATATTTACAGCACCTTCTCTAGGTATATTGTAAAAATCAACGATTTCATTTACTACCTTACTATTAGGTAGTGGACAAAAACTTCCTGCTTTCATATATTATAAATAATTTATTTACAAAAGTACTAAAAATATATTTAAAAACAAAACATTATACCTTAAAAATAAGGCATCTTAATAAAATAGTTAATAAAAATAAAGGGAAGCATTTAGCTTCCCTTTAATAATTAACCACAGTTTACAAAGTGTTCCAAATCGTCTAGCATTTGGTTGATATTATCAAACCCAACTTTATTAGCAAGAGTAGCAGGATCTAATTCGTTAGCTTCTTCACTTACAATATTAATACCTTTAGACTTTACATAATCCATAATAGCATTAGTTTTCTGTCCAAATTTAACGATATTAAATCTGTCCATTTGCTCTTGTGTATAAGTTATTTCCTTAATTTCTGCAGCTTTTTGCTTTTGTCGTTTAGCTTTAGCCATTCTTGCAATATCATCAAAGGATCTGCCTTTAGGTGCAACAGTTGGTTTATTAACAGGAGTACCTGCTTGTTCTTTTATTTCTTGAGCAGGTTGCTCTTTTGGAGTCTCTTCTACAGGTTCTTCTGGAAATAGTGACAACTGCTCTTCATTTTGAGGAGTTTGAGGAACTTCTTCTCCCATTATGATATGACGGCCTTTCTCGATAGAACTATCTGATAGATGTTCGGCTTTATACTTTTGTATATTCTGATATATTTTTTGAAGTTCTTCGTCGGTATCTACAATTTTAGCAATGTTATTTTTACCATATTTAACAGCAATTGCAGGTAAACCGTTACTCATTTCCTTTCTATACATAGTTAAGCCTTCTCCTTCAACTCCTTCAATTTCACCATTGAGGATTTCCCAAAGAAAAATCACTTCCTCTTCTTCATAATCTCCTTGAATATCTCGACCCTTATAATACACATGCTTAGTATTTACATCAATCTCAAATTCCTTGTTATTATGTTGAATGGATCTTAAAGTTTCTGGTTTACCAGTAGATAAATCTCTTCCCTCAGTTAATTTAGGCTTTTTAGTCTTAGGAAGAATAACATTACCAGTTTCATCCAGATAGTTAATAGAATAATTACCATTGTGATGATAAGCATCTAAATAGTCAGTTGTTATAAGACCACTCAGTGCCATATTATCAATAGCATCTTTATCTACAGTAACTAGATTCTTGTCTATCTGGAAGCGCACAGAAGAGTTTTTCAAAGCCTCAATAGCCTCTTCGACTGTATTAACTTCTTTATCTGCAATACGAGCACCTGCGGATCTTGGATGTATAGAAAACTCATATCCCTTAGGAATATAGAGCCATTCAGCCAGTCTTCTCTTAGCAGTTAGTCTCTTCTCCCAATTAGTATTCTTAGTATTCTTACTATCATAAGTTAAAATGTCTTTAATTATAGATTTTATTTCGTTACCTATTAAAGAGTTTTCATTGAAATCAAATTCCTTAAAACGCTTAATATTAACGTGTTGATAGTAATACTTACCATTAGCACCCGGGATTACTAAATACAAACAGCCGGATTTAGTTATAGGTAATGTACCAAAATTTTGAACTCTATTTAAGTCTAAGCCAGGAGAATAATTAGCTTCTAATATACCATCTTTATCAGTAGTAAATAAAACCCAGCCATGTCCCCCGATAGGATTATTTTTAATATTAGAAATGGTTCTTTCATTTATAGAAGCAGTAATACTGTCATAATCTTCGGTTTCAGAATTGGCTTGTGCCATTCTACCACTATAAAAATCCTTAATAGTAGTATAATAAGGAGTAGTAGTATTGGGTCTAAATCCAATACGAAAACCTTCTTTATTGCCATCTGTTGAATATTGACGAAGAGCACTTTCTACAATTACCTTTTTATAAAGGTTATTATAGGCTTCTTTACTTTCCGTATTTTCTTTATTCGGATTTTTTACAATGCCTACTATTTGATAGGTTTTGCCACTAATAGTCTGATAGTTAGTATAACCAGCATCCTCCCAACGTTTTAAGAATTCTCTATCTTCGGCAGTTATTTCTACTCCTAATAGAATATTATATACTTTTCCTTCGCCATCTTTTCTTTCCGAAGAGAATACATCGCTTCCAGGATTACTAATAAAGACTAAATGAACTCCTTCAGGATTACCCTCTCTTTGAACTCTCCTATTTAAAGTCGCTAGTGCTCCAGTATCAATGAAATCATACATTTTTAAGTTATCCAAAGCTTGAATAACCGCTTTTTGTTTTTCATCGATACCTTCAAAAAGCTTTAAGTTTTTATACTTTTTTAAAGAAGGAATACTCCATTTAGTTAAAGCGACTCCTCTAAAACTATTTTTTTCAGACTCCTTAAAAAGAGGATTATCGGTATCATCTGCTACAGAACGTTTATCAGCATCTTCTAAAGCTCTATCTAGTTTAGTAGTATCGTCGATACTAGTCATTCCTCCCTCTTCTCTGACATATTGTCTATTACGGTCATTAAGAATTTTAGAAGCGGTTTCTTTAATTAGAGATAATTCGCTCTCAGAATATTTAAGCTCAATAGTACCATCTATTATTTTCTGTAAAGTGCCATCTGGATATAAAGAAGAGTCATTTAATTCATCCAAAAACGTTTGTAAAGCAAGTTGCCTAGTTTCTTCATCAGTCGTAGTTTCTTCTTTAGTTTCCTCTTTCGTTTCTGTTTTAGCAGGCTCTTTCTTGACTTCCTGGGTTTCTTCTTCGTCATTGTTTAAAAGATGTCTACCTGCTTTAATGATTCCTAATCTATCTTTTATTTCATCAAGTAAGGAAGCTAACTCTTCTGCTTCTGCAGGGTCTTCATTTGGATCATTGATAAACAACTCCATTTTTTCAAAGAGCTCTTCTGATGATAAGACAGGTTCTTCTTCATCTGTAAGCATAGTATAAACGCCAATACCTGCATATTCTGGATTATCAGAGTGTTCATTGATTAAATCAGAAACTACTTTTTTAAGTCTCTCGTATTCATCATAAGCCTTTAATTTTTCTTTTAAAGAATTATCGTCACTGCCATTGATACGTTCTCTAATCATAGCTACAATACCATTATTGATATTATCGCTATTATTTAATACGCTGTTAAATTCTTTTTGAGATAAGCCCTCTTCTGAATTATTTTTACTCACAAGAGAATCGTACGTATTCTCTGCCTTCTTTTCTTTGGCTTTTTGAAGCATTACTCTTTGTGTTTCCATATTAGCCTTATTAAAAGCAGAAGGATTATTAGATAAAACATTAAGAGAATCTAAAAATTTACTACGATAAACAGATAGTTGAAGTAAATCTACTGTATTATCAATTAGATCCTCTACTTCTGCAGGACTAAAAGAACTATATTTGCCTTCTTTAATATCAGATATTATTTTAGTTGTTCTAGCTAAAGAGGTTATAGCATTTTCATAAGAAGCTTTTGCTTGCTTTCTTTCCTCATCAGAGAGATTTTCATCAAAAGTTCTATTAAAACTAGCTTCTTTACTTCTAGAAATAGCACTCATTATATTACCCAAAGCAGCAACATCCTGAGTTAATCCATATTTAGAAACAGCTTCAGTAATAGTATTTTGCAGCTTATTATCTACATAAAAATTATATAAATCTTTGAGATTATTTAAATTAGGTAATTCCTCACCAGAGATTCTTGATACTCGTGTTATTATATTATTTAGTTTAGGTAATACTTCTTCCACAAGACTTTTAGTGCGTGTCTCAGCATCATCTATAGTAAGGTATTGATGTGTTAAAGCCTCTAATACTTCTGGATCTATATCTTCACCATATGTAGTCTTTAAGTTTTTTCTAACCTCTAAATATTTAGGAAGAAAATCTTGTAAATCTTTTGCTTGCTTTTTAACATGATTAATGACTTCTTCATCAGTCATGTCTTTAAAAGGGTCCGCATTAGTCTCTTTATTACGAGCTTGTTCACGAATAGCAGCAACATCATCCAAAGTAACATTTAGACCCTCATTAATCATGTCATACACATCTTGAATTCTACCAGCTTCTTCAAACATTAACATGTCTGAAATTAATTGGTCAGAATCCGCATTTTTATAAGCAAAAGCATTTCCTTCTTTAAGGGACTGCTCTTTAATATTATCAAGTAACTTATGTCTGTTATAACCTCTCCAGTAATTAACAAATTCTGGTTTTTGAATTATTTCATTTAATTTATCTGTTAATTCTTTAGATTTAGTTGCTGCAGTCTTTGCATCCCTAATAGAATTCCAAAACTCTCCATCCATTTGTAGTTTTCGAACAGGAGTCTTAACTACAGTACCATCTTTTTTTGTTTTCTCTTTATATTGAATAGTGCCATCTTCATTATGAACTACATTAAAAGAAGGCATTCCAACCATTGCAGAAAGACCACCAATTAAAAACTCTTCCCAAGCAGAAGGGTCTGTAAAGGTTTCTTTAAATCCCTGTATAGCAGCATTAAAAGCATTGGAGCTTTCCATATCAGCATCTGGATCTACTTTATAGCCATAAAATTTATTTAAGTCAGCAGCATATTTTAATCCTACCCCAGTAGATATATAGCGCTGATTAATTTCTTCACTACCCTCTACTAAAGGATTAGCCACAGCCTTTGCTATGGCTTTATTTCTCGCCTTCTTAGAAGCTTCATAAGGTAATTCTGTTCCTTTCTTTACAAGGTCTTTTACTAAAGGTCTATTTGTATTATATCCTCCAGCAATAAATCTGCCATACTCAAATAAATTAGTAGCAGACAATAATGCTGTATTAAGTAAGAATATATTATTAGAAACAGCTGCTCTGTCTTTCTGTAACTGTTCCAAAGCTGAAGATTCTTGAGAATTAATATCAGTTAGCCTTCTAGCATATTCCATTTGACCTTCTCTGGTTAATACAGGAGTATAATTACCAGTTTCTCTATCAAATTGCAATGTAAAGTAAGGGGCACCAGTCTCATTAGCCTCTGTGTAAATATCATTAAGGATATTCTGTTTAAGTCTATCTGAATTTTGCCTTATAAGCATTTCATGCTCTTTATACCAATCTTCAGTATTTTGAACGGCTTCAATACGCGCTTCTCCCATAGCAGAAGTAACCGCACCATACATTTTAAGGCCCCATTCTTGATGAAGCATCTGTTTGGCATTATCAGCAAGTGCTTTACTTAATTGCTGACCGTCTAAAAAAGCATCACCAGTCTTAGCAGCTTTTACTATGTCACTTAAACTATTAAGCTTTTTACCATCTTTAGCAACAATATTAAGCCCTTTAAAAGCATTACGAGCTTCTGTCATACCAAGAGCTTTAGAAACCGCACCCGCATTTACTTTACCAGAATAAGCAGCACCAATCATGAACCCTAAATTCTTTAGAAATTTATCTCCTACAAAATTAGCAGTAAATAAATTACTAGGATTTTCAAATACAGACTGCTGTTCTTCAGTAGAATAGTAATTAGGCAACCAGTCTTCGAATTGCTGGTTAACTTGTTGTAACCATTTAGATACAGGATTATCTACAAAAGCATTAAGAGCATCAGTGCCAGAATTAATATTACCATTAGCGGCTTGAACAGCAAGATTACCAATACCTATAAGACTACCAACAACGCCATCTGCAAAAGTAGTACCAGCAGTAACAACACCTTTAAGAATAC